GTAATACACCACTATGGGCATAAATCACAGGCAGACCATGGAGAATATAGTCATTATGCAAATATAGAAATGAATGATAGACTAAAAGAGAAGTATGGGGATAACTGGGGAGAAATACTTAAATACCCACAGTGGTAAATAATAATTAAAATTACAACTATGCCATTAATTAAAGGATACAGTAAAAAAAGTATACAGAAAAATATAGCAACTGAAATAAAAGCAGGTAAATCACCAGCTCAAGCTAATGCAATTGCATATAATATTGCTAAAGGAGCAAAAAAAGCTTCAAAAAAGAAATGATAGTTACAATTATACCTACAATAGGGAGGGATACACTTGAAAGAGCTTTTGAGAGTGTAATATCTGAGGCTATAGATTTTGGCAATGAGGTGTCTTGTATCCCAGTAATTGGAGGTACTGCGGGAGAGAATAGAAATAAAGGAATACAAATAGCTAAAGCACTCAATGCAGATTGGATTACATTTTTAGATGATGATGATTATTATAAAGATTTGTGGAGTGAACAATTAGACAATGATTATGATATTGTAGTTTTAAGAATGAAGCAAGGTGAGGCAATTATCCCAAATGAAACTGATAAATTAAGATTTGGAAATGTAGGGATAAACTTTGCTCTCAATATGAGTCGGATCAAATGGGAAGACCTCCCCAAGTTTGATAATGACGGGGAGGGGGAGGACTGGAGGTTCTTAGAACAGTTACTTGAGAAATACCCTAAGGTAAAAATAACTAAAGATATATATTATGTCGCAGAAAAAAGAAACTACAATCAATGAGTTTACAGACTGGCAATTAACAGTCGACCGGATCCCAAACAAAGATAAGATGACTATAGTCGAGTTAGGCTGGGGACAAGGTACATATTATTTGCTGGAAAATTTTAAGAAAGTTATCTCAATAGAATTATCCAGATACACATACCCATATACACAGATAGAAAATCACAGCTACATAGAATTGCAACCAGAAGAGACTACAACTTTAAAGGATGATATTTTGATAAAAACAGAAGGAAGTTATAGACCAGAATTTAATAAAGAAATTGCAAACTATATGGCGGAAATTAAAAAGCATAAAGCTAATGTAATCTTTGTAGATTTTGGATTTCATTTTAGAGGTGAGGTGGTTCAAGAATTAATAAATCTTAATCAACATCAGTATATAATATTTCACGATACAAACTTTTCATACTATGGATATGATAGATTAGATTATAAAAATTATAGTCTTAAATTTATAGATAAAAATGGGCAAGGAACAATAATTTTAGGTAAGTAAATGGAAAAAAATTTACAAAATATAAAACAAGAATTTAAAAATAAAGGTATATTTTATACTCCAGAAATTTTAGCTTTAAAATTAAAAGAATATATAGATATACCTATTACAGAAGTATATGACCCCACCTGTGGACAAGGTAACTTATTAAAAGTTTTTGATGAAAATATTCCAAAATATGGACAAGAATTAGATGGGTTAGAATTAGAAAAAGCCAATCAATCTTTAAAAAATTTTACAGGTGTAGCAGGAGACACTTTAACCAACCCAGCTTTTATAAATAAAAAATTTAATTGCATTGTAGCTAATTATCCTTTTTCAATAAAATGGCAACCAACATTAGATAAAAGATTTATTGAAGCCCCAACTATTCCAACAGAAGGTAAAGCAGATTATGCTTTTATTTTACATATATTACATTATTTGTCAGATACAGGAATTGCTTCAGTTTTAAATTTTCCTGGTATTTTATATAGAGGAAATAGAGAAGCAAAAATTAGAAAATATATTGTAAACAAAAACTGGATTGATAAAATTATTTTAATTCCAGCTAATACATTTGTAGATACAAAAATTGCAACAGTTTTAATTATATTTAAAAAAAATAAAACTACAACTGATATAACTTTTATAGATGAAGAATTAAAAAAAGAACAAGTTGTTACTTTAGAGGAAATTAAAAAAAATGATTATAATTTGTCTGTAAATCAATATGTTTTTATTGAACCAGTAAAAGAAAAAATTGACCCATTTGCTTTAAATGCTAAAGCAAGATTGCAAATGAAAAATAAAATAACTGCAGATTTAAATTTAGATAAAATGATATGTGAATTAGAAGGTTGGAATTTTAAAAAATATAAACAAGATTTAATAAAAATAATTCAAAATTTTAAATAATAAACCACTCCCCCCTATACAAAAAGAAAGGGGAGTGTTATAATGTATATATATTATTAAAATATGTATATGAATTGTAAAAGATGTAAAACTCAATTAATTGGAAAACAAACAAGTTATTGTAGTGCTAAATGTTCAAAGTTGCATTTGAAAATGTTATATAGGCAAAGAAAAAAAGATTATATTAGAGAATATAATAAAAATTATAGAGATAAGAATGTTGATGAAGTAAAAAAATATAAAAAGTTTTATAGTAAAGAAGGATATAAAACTAAAATAAGAGGATACCATTTAGAAGAAAATCCAGTATGTGAAAAATGTGGCACAGATAAAAATTTAGAAGTACATCATATAAAACCTTTGAGATATGGTGGACAACATAAATATAATAATTTGATGACACTTTGCCAAACTCACCATAGACAATTTGAAATTTTATGTAAGCAATTTTTTCAGCCAGAAATATAATCATTATTGACAAAGTCTTACGACGTCATAGCAAAGCTATTTGACAAACTATATACTAATTGATATATTGATAATAATTAACAAATCACAATGAAATATAATAAAGAAAAGTTATTTGAACAAGCAAAGGAAGCTGCTCTAAAAAATAATTTAATTTTTATTGAAGAGATTGTAAGTTTCTTACCTTGCTCCAAACCAACTTTCTATGAATATTTCCCTCCAGACTCTAACGAACTTAACGAATTAAAAGACATCATTGAAGACAACACTGTAAACATAAAATCAGGGTTAAGAAATAAATGGTATGAGTCAGATAATCCGACACTTCAGATAGCACTGTATAGATTGACATCTAGAGAAGATGAGCATAGGAAATTAAATCAGACATACACAGATATAACTAGCAAGAATGAAAAGATAGATAATAAATTTGAAATAGAAATATTAACTAACAAAGATGAGGCACAACAAGAAACCGATTAAGGTCATCAATGCCGAGACTAAAGAAGTTATATCTTTTGAGTCACAGTTTGATTTTGCTAGAAGCATAAAAGTAAACCGAGCTACTATTTCCAAATGGGATAAAAGAAAGCTACTTAAGGGAGTTTGGATCTATGAAGAAGCTACTGACTCTACCCTATCTGTTCACAAGAACTTTCTACTCTCAAGCGGTAAAAAGAAACAGTGTAGGAAGTGCAATATAATATTAAGTTTAGAAGTTCAGGTCTGCCCTATCTGTAATACAAGACAATGACGACACGAAGTAAAGTCTACAAAGTATGAAAATACAAGCCACAGTAGTATTCCAAAAGAACTGGGAGGCTAATAAAAGAATTATAGTCAATCAAGGAAGCTCTAGAAGTTCCAAGACTTATTCTATAGCTCAGAAATATATCCTTAAACTATTAAAAGAAAAAGGTAAGATTTTATCTATTGTAAGAAAGACATCCCCAGCCTTAGATCTAACTGTAGCTAGAGACTTCTTTGAAATACTTATTAACTGGAATTTATATGATAGCAAGAACCATAACAAAACATTGAAGACATATAACCTTAATGGCAACTTAGTAGAGTTTCTAGGTATGGATAACCCTCAAAAGAAAAGAGGAGCTAAGAGAGACTATTTGTGGCTTAATGAGGCCAATGAATTATCTGTAGAAGATTGGAGACAGTTGGCTATGAGAACAACAGGGGAGATTACATTAGACTTCAACCCCTCAGACTCATTCCACTGGATTTATGATGATGTAATGACTAGAGAAGATTGCCAAGTTATAAAATCTACTTATAAAGATAATCCATTCCTACCACAGGAAGTGATAGATGAGATAGAAAGGTATAAAGTATTAGATCCAAACTTCTGGAGAGTGTTCGGACTAGGAGAAAGAGGAATATCAGAAGACTTAATCTATACCCATTGGCAAAGATGTGAGGCTTTACCAGAAAACTATGATAGAAGATATTATGGAGCTGATTGGGGATTTAATAATCAGACTGCTATTGTAGAAGTAAAAGAAAAAGATAATGTGCTATATGTGCAAGAGTTATTATATCAATCAGGATTAAACTCAGATGAGATTATAAGGAAATTACAAGAGTTAAACATACCCAGAGATGCAGTTATAGTTGGAGATAGTGAAGACCCTGGTAAGATAAATGATATCTATATGGCAGGATATAATATTAAACCAGCTTATAAGAATAAAGGCTCAGTTATAAGAGGTATAAATGCAGTAAAAACTAAAGAAATATATATAACTAATACTTCAATCAATATGATTAAGGAATTACAATTCTATAGATGGCAAAAGAATAAAGATAACCAAACAATGGATATGCCAATTAAAGTAAAAGACCACATTATGGATGCAATGAGATATTGTATAGACTATATGGAACTTGAAAAGGCAACAGATGGTAAGATATATAATAATAAACCATTTGGATTTTAATATATGAAGCAATATCCTCCTCAAAAAGACATAGACAGATTAGCCAAATATGATACCTATGAGAAGTTATTTCAAGGAAATCATAGAGTAGCATTTAGTAAAAGATTAGAACAATATGCTAGTCAATTTGCAGGAGATATGTCTCTTGTCAGATATGTGGTACTTCCCTATCCTAGAATTATCAGCACTATCTCAGCCGACCTTTTATTTGAGGAACAACCAAAGATTGTATTAGAAAGCGATACCAATCAAGACTTTGTAGATAAGTTATGGTATGAGAATAGTATGTGGACTACTTTATATGAGGAGGCTTTAGTTTCAAGCTATAAAGGTGACTCAGTACTTAGAATATTAGCTGTAGACGGACAAATTAGAATAGATACAGTCAAACCAGATGTATATTTCCCAGTATATAATGACAATAATGTCAAAGCTCCAGTTAAAGAGCATATATTAGCTTATGTGCAGGTAATTGCAGATAGACAATATCTTGTAGTAGAGACTTATAGAGTAGGAGAAATAGAAACACAAGTATATGATTTCAAAGATGGTGTTATAGGAGGAGAATATAGCTCTATGGATATGTTAGGTATAGAACCTATAGTAAAAACAAACTTAGGAGAAGGATTTAGCCTTATTCATCATGTAAAGAACTGGGGAATGAGTGGAAAATTCTGGGGGATTAGTGATTATGAGGATTTAATGGACTTATTCTTTGCTATTAACAACAGATTATCTAGAAATGAACATATATTAGACAAACACGGTGATCCAATCTTAGCAGTGCCTAAAGGTGTATTAGATAGCAATGGAAATGTATCAAGACAACAATTAGGAATGATAGAATTACCTAGCCACCCAATGACAGGTGAGGCAGACAAGCCAGAATATATTGTTTGGGATAGTAAATTAGAGTCATCCTTTGCTCAAATAGATGTATTATTAGAGCAGTTATGGATTAGCTCACAGATGTCTCCTACTTTGTTTGGACTTACCAAATATGGAGTAGCAGAGTCAGGTAGAGCTTTGAAATATAAACTGCTTAGAACTTTATCTTTGAAACACCGCAAACAGATGTACTGGGATAATGGACTTAAAGCACTTATAGAGTCAGCTATTGAATTTGCAAGGAATAATCAATTGACTAGTGATGGAATGCGACCAGCTGAGACTGAAGTCCCTGTAATCTACTGGCAAGATGGAATTATTATGGATGAATTAGAAATCCTACAAGCTGAACAAGCTAAATTAGATTATGAATTAACTACTAAAGAGGATGCAATTTCTAATATAGATGGAATAACCAGCAATGAAGCTCAAAATAAACTAGCTAGAATACAAGAGGAATTAGATGCTAAGAATAAAGCTAATCCATTTTCAATGGAAAATAGAATGATGACAAATAACAACGACGACGAGGAAGACGACGACGATGAAACAGAAGATTAGTCCTGAAGGGATAGTCCAATCAGACATACAAGTTAAATTAGTAGAAGCCATTGTAAAAGAGGCTTATTTTGACCTTGCTACTTATGCAGATAGATTAGACAAAGGTACAGTCTCTGCTAAATCTAAAGCAATCAAGAATATTGCAGATAAATATAATCTACAACTAGAGGCTTGGGCAAACATAACTATCCCCTCTTTATATTATGAAGGGATGAGCAATGCTGTTAATGCTTCAATCAAAGGTGGGCAAGTGTATAGTTTTGACCAATCTTTTGTAGCTAAACATCAGGAAGCCTTAGAAGCTCTTATATCTCAAACTTATACCTATACCAGCAAGATATCTCAAGGAATACAAGATAGTGGTACTAGAGCTTTAACCTTTGCTGAACAAGAAAAGATAAAAGTAGAGATTGGAAAAGGATTAGTCACAGGAGCTGACCAGAATACTATAGCAAAAGGAGTAGCAAATGTATTAAAACAAGCTGAGGCTACTGCAGTCGTATCTGTAGCAGGTAGAAGACAGGGGATTGACACTTATGCCTCTACTTTAGCTCGTAGCATATTAACAGATGCTCAATGGCAGGGGACTAGCAACACTATAATTCAAGAGGGATATGATCTAGTACAAGTATCAGACCATTTTGGAGAATGTGCATTATGCCGACCTTATGAAAATGAAGTGTTATCTCTAACAGGTAGAACTAAAGGATATACTACCTTAGCTGAAGCTAGAGCTAATGGATTACAGCACGCTAATTGTAGACACTCAATTTCACCTTATACTGAAGGATTAGCAGAGGTAAGTAAAGTATGGGATGTTAAAACACAATCATATCAGCCTAAAGAATTAGTAGATGCTCAGAACTGGGTAAAAGAAAGACCAATTAAAGACTCTGAAGCAATAGTTACAAAAGAAGCTAAGCAATATATTTCAAAAGGAGAAGCTAAAGCATTAGAATTAATTAAAAAAGGACAAAATGCTACACAAATAACAGATGCTGGAGTAGCTACAATAGGTGAAGTTATAAAAGCAAATCAAAGATATCAAGGATTAGGATTATTAGCAGATTATGATTCAGCTGAACTTAAAGAAGATTATAAATTATCTAATAGAATAGCTGCAATTATTTCATTGTCTCAAGATAAAAAAATAGAACCATATAAAAAACAATTTTTAGAAAGATTAGATAAAGACTTATTAAAAAGATCAATGCCTACAGTTCAAGAAAAAGATGTTAAATCTATTCTTAAAGCCTATGAACAGTTTACAACTAAGATTGGTATAGAAGATTACAATATAGTTAACAAAGCTATAAAAGATAAAGATGTAAAAACTATCCAAGAAGTCAAAAAAAGGACTAAAGACGAGAGATTAAAAGAAAGTCTAGATGTACTATCCGATTATATAGAAAAATAGGCAACAGATGGTAATATAGCCTTAACGGATCATCCACGATACGGATGTTATCAACATAATTTGCATAAATATGGCAGAGGATACAACACCGCTGGAGAGCGAAACCACTCAAGATACAACTACTGAAACCAAAGTAGAAGAGACAAAACAAGAAATCCAAATTCCAAAATCAAGGTTTGACGAGGTTAATAAGAAATACAAAGAAACTGCAGCTAAGCTAGCAGAATTCGAAACCAAAATTGCTGAGGAACAAGGCAACTGGAAACAACTTGCAGAGGCCAGAGAACAGGAGCTTAAAGATATACAAAACAGATATAGACAAAGCAATCTTGAAAAATCTCTAATACAGGAAGCAGTAAAGTATAATCCTCACGACTTAAAAGCAGTTATGAAGTTTATAGACACTGATAATGTGACTGATGAAACAGGTGAGGTTAACATCACAGGACTTACATCAGAACTTTCTCGTATCAAGACCGAAATGCCTTATCTTTTCAAAGCTGAGACAACTAGCAATGCTGGGAATGCTAATGGAGGAAACTCCTCAAGCTCAACTGGTGTTATATTTAAGGAATCACAATTGAAGGATTCAGATTTTGTGGCTAAGAATATACAAGCTATAACTGAAGCTAAGAAAGAAGGACGAATATTAATAGGACAATAAATTAAATTACCAATATGGCCAATGAAATAACAAAGTCATTACTTGACTCATTCATCCCTACAGTTGCTGCTGCAACCGCTATGGAGACCTTAAAAGAAAGAAGAGGAATTTCACGATTCGTAAATGTAGATTTCTCAAACGATGTTAGAGCTTTTGGAGAAGCTGTAAAAGTTGGTTTCTTAGGAGACTTAGGAACTGCTGATACTAAAGTAGATGGATCTGCTTATGCTTACACAGGACCTGCTGACAGTGATATTACAATTACTCTTAATCAACACAAGCACAAGACTGTTCTTATTACAGACTTAGGAAGAAGCCTAGCTCGTCCAGATGTATTACAAGGATATATCAATGAAGCTATCCATTCAGTTTTGAAAGATGTAGATGTTTCTATTGCTACTCTTGGATTATCTTTAAGCAATACTAAAGATGAAACAACTGCACACTATGATGATATTGTATCATTAAGAGAAACTTTAGTTGGAAACAAAGCTCCAGTTGAAGGACCTTTCATCTATGCTGTATCTGCTAGCAAATATGCTGACTTATTGAAAGATGATGATATCAACAAAGTATTAAACTTTGGTGGAAATGTAGCTGAAACTGCTAACTTACCACAAGTAGCTGGAATGAGTATCTTTGAGACCCAATTAATCCAATCAGGAGGAAGCCCAGTAAGAAAATACAATATGGCTTTCCACAGAGATGCTTTTGGATTAGCTGTAAGACCACTTCCAGTTGATGGAGATGGACTTGGAGTAAAACAAGGAGTATACAATGATCCAGAAACAGGATTATCTCTAAGATTGACTATGGGATATGATGCTGCACAAGGAGGAATGTTTGCAAGAGCTGAAATCCTTTATGGTGTATCTATAATGAGACAAGGATTAGCAGTAGCTCTAAAAGAAGTCTAATTCTTTTATACTACTCACCTACTATTAAGAGCTTGAAATATAGCTCTTTTTAGTTTATAATTAAAATGTAATTATCAAGTACAAAACTATGAAATCAATATACTATGCTACTCCCCCACTTAAGACTAAAATAGGAGGTTTTGGCAATGTAGCTAACACTTGGTATAGAATTAGCCAAGAAGATAAAGAAATAGTCTTAGAGACCAAAAATAAAGGGCAAGATGTAGGTTTCTTATATTATCAACCACCACAAGTGCCAATGTTAGATGGATGTAAAAAAAAAATAGGTTATTTTATGTTTGAATCGACAAAATGTCCACCTGATTGGGAGGATTATATCAAACAATTAGATTTACTTATAACTCCAAGCAAGTTTGCAAGAGATATATTCTATAATCAATTTGGAATAGATAGTATAGTTATTCCACACGGAATAGATACAGATTTATATACTTACAGACCAAGACCAGAAAATAGAGTGTTTAGATTTCTTCACTATAATGCTTTTGACTTTAGAAAAGGCTTTGATATTGTAGTAGATGCTTTTACCCAAGAGTTTCATCAAGATGAATGGGTGAAATTAACAGTTAAGGGGATTGGAGGCAATAATTATCCCTATATGAACTTAAATATAGAGTCTATTATAGAAGATTACACTCCAGAGCAGTTAGTAGACTTATTAGCTAGTCACGATTGCTTTGTATTCCCATCTAGAGGAGAAGGTTTTGGAATGACACCACTTGAAGCTATGAATGTAGGCTCACCAGTCATAATTCCTAATGCACACGGAATAGCTGAATACTTTGATGAGAGATATTGCTATGAGATAGGCTGTGATATGAGTAAAGCTGTATATTATAGGCAGGATTATGACCAGCACGATTTAGGATTATGGTATGAGCCTAGAATTAAGTCATTAAGGAAGCAGATGAGACAGGCTTTCAATGATTGGAAAATGGAAAGAGGTCAATTTAGAAGGGGATTAGATAAGGAGCGGTCAGAGTATGCTAGTCAGTTTAGTTTAAGGAAATCATATAATGAGATAAGGCAACAGATGGTAAACTTATAGTAATAAAACTATAAGATTATGGCATTAAACACAATATTATCTCATCCAGATCAAGACTCCTATGTAACTGTAGCTGAAGCAGATGCTTATCTTGCTAGTAAAAAGAATTATGCCTCTTGGAATGGTTCAACTGCTCAAAAAGAAAACTTCTTAAAACAAGCCGCTTTACAGATGAATGATTTAAGATATAAGGGATATGAAGTATATGATACAGATAAAGACTATCGTAGAGAGCAAAATTTAGCCTTTCCAAGAGTTAATATAGATAAGATATACTATGGCAATGTAAGTAGTGCAACTAGTACTACAGTATCAATTTTACAATTAGCTAACCAACAATATTTAGGAGATGATGTTTTGAATGGGGGAGCAGTTGTAGTTAGAGAAGGAACAGGAAGAGGACAGATAAGAGCTATTACAGATTGGACTAGTTCAACAGGAACAGCAACAGTATTAGCTTGGACTACTCCATTAGATACAACCAGTCAAGTAGCATTTATAGCTCCAGTAGATAAGAAGATTAAACACGCTCAAATGGAACAAGCTTATTTCTTATCATTATACCGAGATGAAGACATTATGAACATAATTACAGGTGTAAGTTCATATAGAATAGGAGATTTATCTGAAACATATGGAATGGATAGTGTAAGATTTGCTTTAATAGGAGGATTGCCATTTTCACCAGTAGCAAGTCAAGCCTTAGCAGGATTAATTGACACTACAGGTTATATAACATACTAGATATGATCCATTTATCCAGATATTTAAATCAGGGGATACAATTAAATAAAAGGACTGCCTATGACAAATATGGAAAGTCAACTACTACAGCTTCTACAATAGATGCTAGAGTTGTATATGTAAACAGAGAAGATAGAGGATTGCAAGCCAAACCTTTAGACTATGATGTAGAGGTATGGGTATATCCAGATGTGGTAGTAGCAGTAGATGATACAATTACAGCAGATGGATTTACTTTTAGAGTTATAGAAGTACAATTATTTAAAGAAAGATTAGGAGAAGTCCATCATAAGAAGCTATTATGCCAAAAGTATGTCTAGTGTTAGAATTAAAAAAAATACTTTATCTAGTAATTTAAAAAAACTTCAGACTATAAATCCTATAGATGAATGGGGAAGAATATGTGCTGGGGAATTACTTAGATTATCTAGATATGTAGTACCTTTTGCTAGTGGAAGATTATCTCAATCAGGTTTCTTTAGACGAGAAGGTCAGTATTGGCTTACAGGATATGATACAAAGTATGCAATGTATCAACACGAAGGAATGAGAAGAGATGGGACAAGAGTAGTCAGGAATTGGAGCAATGGTAGAAAAAGTAAATATTTAGAAAATCCATTAAAAGAAAATATTAGCACTTGGAATAAAGTAGCAAAAGAAGTATTAGCAAGTGAATTAAAGAAAAAACTATGACACTACTTACAGATATAACTACATATATAGATAGCAATACAAGTTTAACAGCTGGGACTAACTTATTCATAGGAACTTTACCTGCCAATGTAGATAATTGTGTTGGTATATTTCAATCAGGAGGTGTAGAGCCTACTACATATCTTGATGTGATCAAACCTACTATACAAGTTTTGGTTAGAAATACTAATTACGAAACAGCACAGCAGTTAGCTTATCAAATATATGATCTACTACATCAATTGTATAAAATTACAATGGGAAGCACTGAAATATATACTGTATTTGCCTTGCAAGAACCTACAGATATAGGGGAGGATGAGACAGGTAGAGCAGTGTTTACAGGTAATTATGTGCTTGAGATAAAAAATTAGGCAACAGATGGTAAGATAAGAATATAATTAATTTATACGAATATGGCATTACAAGACATCAATGTTGGATACGCTACAGTCACTTGGGGAGGAACATCTTTAGGTGAGACTGAAGGAGAAGTAAGATTAGAGGTTATAACTCAGAGAGTTATGCAATCATCTGATACTTATGGAGTAGAAACCCCTTATGATATGATTGAGGTAGGACGACAATTAAAAGTTACCGTTCCTATGTCAGAATATAGCTTCTCAGTATTACAAAACATAGTACAAACAGCAGATACAGCTGGAGGAAAATTAAAGATTGGAGAAGTAGTAGGAGCTTCAACTAGAGCATTGGCTAAGAAATTAGTTATTCACCCAATTATTAAAGGAAGCAATACTGGGTCAGATATAACTTTACACAAAGCAGTTGTATCATCTGAAACAATTGAAGTATCATTCTCAAATGACAGAAGCCAAATAGAAGTAGAATTTATGGCTCTTATTGACGCCACAAATACAGATGGTATACTAGGATATATAGGAACACCTGCTTAATCTAAATTATGGCAATTAAAGCATTAACAATATCACAAGTATTAGAATTAACTCAGGAATTACAACCAATTCTTGAGTTAGCCTCACAAATAGATCCACAAAATGTAGCAGAATCAACTATGAGAGTTACATTAAGCAATCTTGAAAAGGCTATCCCAGTATTAGTTACTTTAAGTGGAAAAACTTACACAGAAGAGCAAATCAAAGAAATGAGTCTTGTAGAATTGACTAAGTTAATAGATGACATTTTAGAAGCTAATGGAGTACAAGAACTATTGGGTTTATTTACCAAGATCAGCCAAAAGTTTCAGAGCCAGAAATAGATAAATATCCTCCTAGCTTGATGACTTTTACTTATGAGTTTATGGCTCATAACTATTCGTATTCAAAACAAGAGACAATGCAATTGACTATCCCAGAGGCATTGTTTTTTTATAAACAAACTCAGAAAAGACAAAAGATTAAAGCGGTAGATGAAATTTCTAAATATGAGATATTATTAGCTATTGCAACTAATCCACATATAAAAGCAAGTGAAGCTAGAAAGTTACCTAATGAGTTTAAAAAGATTAAGATGAAGCTAGAAAATAAACAGGCAAAACCGCAAGATATAGAGAAGAATTTAAATAGATTAAAGGGACTGCTAGGGAGTAGATAGGCAACAGATGGTAAGATATAAGTAATAAATTAACATATATATGGCATTATCAGCAGGAGCAGTAGTAGCACAATTTGATGGAGACTTCTCAGGTCTTAATAAAGGTTTACAACAGGCACAAGGTAAAATAGATGGGTTTACTGGTGGACTTAATAATGCTGGAAAAAGAATAGGAGCAATATTTGCTGGGATAGGGACTGCGGCTCTTAATGCTAGTAAAATAATAGGAGTAGCTGGGGTTGGGTTTGCAACTTTTGGAGTAAAAACAGCTGGAGAACTGCAATCCTTATCTACTAGTTTTGAAACACTTACAGGAAGTGCAGAAAAGGGTAGAAAAGTATTTATGGATCTTAAAAAGATGGGTGCTACTACTCCATTTGAAACTAGAGATTTAGCTAAAGCTACTCAGACAATGTTATCTTTTGGAATATCTGTAGAAGATAGCCAGAAAAATCTTAAAATGCTTGGGGATATATCTTTAGGGAATAAAGAAAAGTTAGCTGGATTAACACTTGCATTCTCTCAGGTACAATCTACAGGAAGATTAATGGGGCAGGATTTGCTACAAATGATCAACCAAGGATTTAACCCATTACAAATCATATCTGAAAAGACTGGAAAGTCTATGAAAACTCTTAAAAAAGAGATGGAAGAAGGAAAGATAACTACAGAGATGGTAGCCGATGCTTTTAAAACAGCTACTTCAGAAGGTGGATTATTCTATAAAGGAATGGATAGAGGTGCGCAGACTTTAAACGGTACATTCTCAACCTTGATGGACAATATAAGCAATATGGCTGCTGGACTAGTAGGGCTTGCTGAAGATGGAACTATTGTAGAAGGTAGTTTATTATCTCTTGTTCAGCAAGGAGTTAATTATCTTAATGAAAGATTAGCATCTATAGATTGGGTTAAAGTAGGAACAGATATTAGAACTTATGTTATAACTACCATAGAAACTTTAAGGCAATCATTTGAAGCTTTAACTAATTGGTATAATAATAACAAAATAGGATTAGATATATTGATTGGAGTTTTAATAGCTTTTGTAACTCAACTTACAATTGTAAGAACAGCTGTATGGTTATACACCGCTGCAATAACTGTAGCTACAGTTGCTACTACAGGATTTAAAGTAGCATTAGCATTTATTACAGGTCCAATAGGATGGATTATAACTGGGTTATCTGTTTTAGCTGGATTAGGGTATGCTTTAGTAAAAAATTGGGATACATTAACTGCTGAAGGTACATTTTTAGGAAATATATTAAGATGGATTTCAGATAGATTTAATGATGTAAAAAATTCAGTATTTGGATTGATCAATGCTTTAAGCAATATTAGAATGCCAAAAGCTTTAACAGATATTTTGGATAAAATGAAAGGATTAGGAAATATACCTGGATTAGGAAACTTTTTTAAAGGGGCAATCCCAAAAAACGCAGATGGAACTAGAAACTTTGCTGGGGGATTGTCTATTGTAGGTGAGAGAGGTCCTGAATTAGTTAATTTACCAAAGGGGACAGATATTTATCCTAATTGGCAAACTAAACAAATGTTATCTGGAGGCAATGGAATTACAATTGAAAATATAAATATAAATAATGGTTCAGATTGGGAAGCTGGTGCTTCATACTTAGCACAAAAATTAAGATTATCATAATATGGAAACTTTAGCATTTAATGGAATTACAGCTACAATAGGAGGTCAATATCATTTAGCCAGTATAGAGGGGCTTCTAATTAGTGGGCTTGAATTTGCCTCATATAACATACCTCAAAGCAATACAGCAGGGTTTGTATCCAATTACACTCATAGTAAGGTTATAAGCATAGATATAGCAGTCAGAGGTACAGATATAGATGACTTCTATGACAAGAGACAGGCTTTATTGAAAGCTATCTATCCAAACACTAATCAATCAGTTGTATTTACTTATACCACTGAAGATAGTCAAGTTTATACTTTTGAGGGATATCTTAGAACTGGAGTTAATGAAGGTGAGAGGACTGGAGCTTATCAGACAATAGGTTTTTCAATATATGTGCCTTCTGGAACGATTACAAGTGGAAACTTAAACTCTACTACCCTTGCACAGACAGGAGTTGCCTCAGGGGCAGTTTTGCCTTGGACATTACCTATCTTATTAGGAACTGTATCAGGTGCAGGTACATTAACCAACTCAGGAAATGGATATGCTACAGTAAATATACAAATTGTAGGCCCTGGTGAAGGTTTCTTAATCTTAAACCAGACCACTGGGGATAGTTTTAAAGTAGATGGATTGACTTTAACAGCTGGACAAATTATAGAAGTATTTGGATCTACACAAACAGTTACACAGCAAGGTGTATCTATCTATCAATATGTGACATCTGACTCCAACTTTATAACTTTAGCTCCTGGGAATAACAATCTTGCATTATATGTAGATAGTGGAGCTACCTCAGACACTAAGGCAATAATAACTTGGTATAACACTTATGTCGGAATATAAATATATTTTATGGGATTATAGAACTGGGCAGAAAGAAATCTTCCCAGAGGTGATGAATAGACAATATTCTTATCAGCTTAACCGAGCAGGTAAGGCTAGTTTTACTTTACCTATTACAGTTGAAAGGCTACAACGATTTGATATATACCTTGGTGTCACAAGACTGCTTATATATAGAGAAAATGCCTTAATATGGGCAGGTGTAGTCTGGGAAGTAAACGAAGGAGTTAGTGATGATGGGGATGTGACTATACAATGCACAGAGATATTCCATATATTAAGTGAAAAAAGATACACTTCTAATACATATACCGCTACAGATGCAGGGACTATAGCTTGGGGGTTAATAAACACCACACAAGGATTAACAGGTGGTAATTTAGGAATTACACAAGGTACAATAGAAACCACTCAAAATAGAGATAGAGCTTATTATGATGAGTTGATAGGTGAAAAGATTATCCAATTGACTGAAGTGATCAATGGTTTTGACTTTCTTATAACGCCTAGTATAAAAATAAACACTTTGGGTGTATTTAATGTATATGCAAAACGAGGATCTACAATTACAGATTTTAGATTAGAATATGGAGAGGGATTAAAAAATAATATACAATCTTGGAGCCGAAAAAAAACTGTTTCAGATATATTTAATAGTTTAATAGTAGAAGGTGAAGGATTAGGAGATGCAAAACTTAAATCTACAGAAACAGATACAAGTTCAATTAATGCAATTGGATTATTAGAAGCAAGAAAACAAGAAAAATCCATATCTCAACAAACTACATTAGATCAAAAAGCAGATGAATATATTAGAATTAGTAAAACAGAACAGCCAATTTATGATATAACTCTTAATAATGCCTATAATGATTTTGGTAAGTACGATGTGGGGGATATAGTGCCAATTAGAATAAAATATGGCTATGTAGATATAAACACTACAATGAGAATATATGGCATAGATGTCAGAGTTTCAGATGCAGGAGAAGAAAGTATAAAGTTAACAATATCACCTATAATATAAAATATATGAGTACAAGCATACAAGAACAAGATTTAATTCAAAGAATAAAAGACTTACAGCAAAGAATAAGTGATTTAGAAAGACAACAAAAATCAGTAATTATAAATGCTGCTGCTAGCAATGGGAATGTTGCAGTTTTTCAAGATATATTAGGAGTATATCAGGAAGTAGGGATGTCATATAATAGTATTAATTACACCACTGGTGACCAAAATGTAGATATCAATTTTAATACTAATGGATTTTATTTAGATTATTTTAATAGTGCTTCTGCTGCCTTAGGTTGGTTTAGATTAAGTAATGAATTAGATTTAAGATTAGATGCACATGATGTAAATATCCCAGCTACTCCAACATCTACAGGCACAAAAGGGACTATTAAATGGAATGCTAGTCATCTTTATGTATGTACAGCAACCAACACTTGGAGAAGAGTAGCTTTGACAACCTGGTAGGCAACAGATGGTAAACTATATCTATTAAGTAATAATATAGATATATGGCAATAGATGTAAGTTACAGAGATACATATACAACTTCAGCAGAAGATTTATCTCGTACTAATAAGAATTTCATTGTAAACGAAGGAGTAGCTTTTGATGGGATGAAAGTCACTCAATCAGGTACTCCTGGTATGAGCGTTGCTGTAGCTACTGGAACTGGATATTTCTATGGATCAGGTAGCAATGCCAATGTAATGTATGAATTTTATTCAGATGCTAGTGAAACTGTAACTATTGGAGCTTCTGGAGTACAAGGAAGAATAGATATAATCTGTCTAAAAGTAGATGCTTCTACTGGTGTAGCTAGTATTGTAGCTGTAGCTGGAACACCTTCAGGGTCTCCTGCTGTACCTGCAACTCCTGCTTCTCATTATAAATTAGCAGAGGTAGCCGTTGGAGCTGGTGTAACTTCTATCACCAACGCTAATATTACAGATAGAAGGCGAAGTGTATTTGTAATGCCAACTGGAGCTAGAAATCAAGGGCTTATAAATGGATATATAAGAGCAACTGTAGCTTCTAACAATTTAACTTTGGCTATAAGTACAAGTCCAACTTCTTTGGTAGCTCCTTCTGCAACTAATCCTGTCGGAATTTGGATTGGGAACACTTTAAGGTGGATAACATCCTCACTATCTATTTCTGCTAATGCTGGAACTAATTGGTTTAATGCTGGAAGTGCTGAGTTAGCTACTAGAGAAATAGACTATTTTGCATATATTGGATACAATGCTACCGATGGTATAACTTTAGGATTTGCAAGAATACCTTATGCAAGATTATATTCAGACTTTAACACTACAACTACAAATGAGAAATATGCCAGAATATCTACTATAACAAATGCAGCCTCTGGAGATAATTATGTCAACATAGGAAGATTTGCTGCTACCCTATCAGCTGGAGCTGGACATACTTGGACTGTACCTACATTTACCAATGCTAATCTTATACAAGAGCCTATTTATGAGACGAGGTGGTTAGATTATACTCCTCAAATTTCTTATCAATTTGGTAGTGTAAATCCAACATCTAATACTATAAACAGGGCTAAATATATGCTTACAAATACAGAAATTGTAAATATGGATTTTAAGGCTACATTAGTAGTTGGCTCAATGGATAGACCAATAGCTGAATATACATTGCCATTTAATTATAAGTCAGGGGTTCTTCCTCAAACATTCCAAACTTATAATACTGTTTATTTATACACAGGAGGATTTCTTTCTAATTTATTTGGTGGGGGAGCTTATTTAGATAATGGTAATAAATTTACTTTTTATGCTGCTTCTAATAATACTTATTCAAATGGAAGTTTTGCAATAAGTGGACAATATTATATCTAACAACAACACTATGAATAACAAGAAATGGTACCAATCAAAAACAATAATAGCTAGTATAATCACTTTAGTTATATCAGCTTTAGAAATAACTAATACAGCCCTATTAGGTGGTGGAGTAGATGATACAGCTATTATCACACTAATCACCTCTGTAGTGGCAGTTTATGGGCGAATTACAGCTAAGGATTTTATAGAGTAGATGTATGAAACTAGAGCATATCGAAAAGCTAGATGCAATGATAGACAATCCTACTCAGCATAACACTGAGGAAAAGGTTAATATTGTAGTTAGAGTTTTAAGAGATATAGCTTTACAAGTTAGAGGGCATTACAATGATATAGCACTATTAAGAGGTATGATTGAGACTATTCAAAGAACTTTAGAAGGATTAGATGATAAACTATTTGGGAATAAAGACAATGAAGGTACAATCTATACATTGACAACACAGGTGGATATGATGAAAAGAAGTTTTGATAATTTTACTAAGTTGTTATGGGGGATGATTGCTGCAATCTCTATAGACATATTGCTTAGATTTTTTAATGTGATATAATCAAATTATCCACAAATGTATATGCTCTTTTAAGTGGACGATATTCTACACCACTCATACAATTAAGTACAAGAATTCATACGCCTTGTACTTTTTTGTTTTATATGATATGGTTATAATATGTCCATACATATATCAGCTGTAAGTGTATGGTTGGGTCGCTCCCGTAAAACGCCCCTTATAGACTACAACTAGGCAATCTTGGGTGTATATCTGTAAGGGGAAATTTTCAAAGGATGTAGTTAAATGGTATAACGATGGTCTCCAAAACCGTTGTTGTAGGTTCAATTCCTACCGTCTTTGCCAAATAATAACTAATCAATCAAGTATGAAACACTCAGAAATATATAAAAATTTTAAGATTACATATAAACATAATAAAGAATATTGTTATATAAGTTCTTATGTTGATAATGAATGGAATACTGAAGTTAGTTATATTTCTAATCCAAATTTATTGGTAGATATAAAAATATTAAAAACAAAAAATCAAAATCTAATTTTGCAAGAAATAGAAAAAGTTAAAGTTAAACTAGTTGAAAATGCTTTTATTAAATTGCAAGAAAAAACAAAAGCATATATAGACAAATTATATAATACAATTTCTAAAGATTATAAAGAGTTAGCAGATAATATATATGATTATAGTGTCTATGAGTATGATGTTGGATCTTGGATTAAACCTAAAATATTAGAAATATTAGTAAATAATTATATTAAAAATAAAAAATAAAAATGTTCTACTCCAAATACAAAGCTAAAAAGACACAAATAGATGGAATTACTTTTGACTCAAAAGCTGAAGCTAAGAGGTATCAAGAGTTAAAACTACTAGAAAGAGCTGGTCAGATAAAACACTTGTCTCTACAGCCTAGATTTACGCTTCAGGAAGGGTTTGTAAACTTACATACAGGTAAGATAGAAAGAAAGATAGAGTATATAGCTGACTTTATGTATTTAGAGAATGGTGTTATAATAGTGGAAGATGTAAAAGGAATGAAAACCTCAGATTATAAGATTAAAAGAAAACTCTTTATACATAAGTATCAAGATCAATATAAGCATATAGAAACATAATTATTGCTATATATATGTATTTATGTTATAATATAAATACCACAGAGAATAAACACGCAAGTGTGAAGTTCCTACCAATAATAGCTCGGGTTCTCTGTGGTAGGACGCCCGAGTTTTTATTTTATAAATATGAAGAAAATAGATATTAGTACCACAAAATATCCAAATACATTTGCAATAGTAGATGATAAAGATTTTGAATACTTAAATCAATTTAGATGGTATGCAGATAGTTGTGGATATGTTAGAAAATTTAATAAAAAAAATGAAGAATATTTAATGCATAGATTTATATTAAATGCTCCAAAAAATAAAAGCATAGACCATATAAATGGAAATAAATTAGATAATAGAAAATCTAATTTAAGAATATGTTCTCATCAACAAAATTGCTGGAATAAACCTCCTCAAAAAAATGCATTATCAAAATATAAAGGAGTTGCTAAAAGAGTATTTACAGGAGTAAAAACCACAACAATAACTTGGAGAGCAAGAATAACTTATAACAATAAAACAATAAATTTAGGAGATTATAAAAAAGAAATTGATGCAGCAAAAGCATATAATGAAAAAGCTCTAGAATTATATGGAGAATATGCTAGACTAAATATTATTAACTAAATAAATTTATGACATTACAAAATTGGAAAGATTATGTTTATCATCCCCCATTGTTAGACCAGCACAAAATAGGGTTTAAACACGGAACAAGATATCCTTCAAACTTTGGGAGTTTGGCGGGAAAAAGACATTTAGGAGTAGATTATATCATACCTACTGGGAAACCTATATATGCTATTGCTGATGGTACAACTAAGTCATCTACTGGAGTACACGCTGGGAATATGGTCACATTAGTCACAAATAGGGGCTTATCCGTAAGATATATGCACTTGAGTAGATTTGTCAGGGAAAGCAATGGAAGAGTCTCTAGAGGGCAAATTATAGGTTATACAGGAAATACAGGAACTAGCACTGCACCTCATTGCCACATGGATGTATTTGAGGGTGTACCAACTAATATAAATCAGTTCAGTAAATTCATTGATCCATTAATACTTAAATATTCAACTACTATGCCACAAGAACCAACAACCGATGAAATAGAATTAGCAAAAGATTATAACTTTCAAGGGAAAGAGTATGAGACTAGATTATGTGAGAACTATGAAATACTATTAGTATATCCAGATTTATTCTTATCTCATAAGTATAAGTTTATAGATGGAAACTTTGGATGGAATGCTAAAGGAGGATTTAGAGACTTTGTTAAATGGTGGGCTAACAAGAAGTCAAAAGAGGCTTTTAAGATAGCTGTGGAAAGAGATTATCAAAACTGGCTTAAGGAGCAAGGTAAATAAATATGGACTTAAAAGAGTTTTTAAATGATGAAAAAAAGCATAAAGAAGTTTTACTAAAAGCATCTGTATTAGGAGCTTTTGACCAAAGTGTAAATTATCTAATGTCTGAAATAAAAGCTATGAATAAGTTAGAGGAAGAAGAATTAGCAATAATTAGATACAATATAAATAAGTTTTTCAAACCAGATTTTAATTCTAAATAAATATGACTACAAAAGAATTATACGAACAAGCAGTTCATCAATATTGTGAACAATTCTGTGATTTAATGTGGGATGATAGTACAGTTTATGATATAAATGATTGGGTATCTAATGATGTTGGAGGTATTATCTGTATGTCTGATTATTGGTTCAATTTTAGCACTATAAAGGAAGTTGTAGATAAAGGTATAGATAAAGACACTGTATTTGAATGGTATGATTATAGCTTAAATGGTGGCAATATAAATCTACATAATTATTGGAAAGGAGTTAGAGATGACCATATTCCCGCCGTCGAGAAAAAAGTAGATAAGAAAAAAGAGTTTGAAGCCAAATTAGATGAGATTATGGCTAAGATTTATGAGCAAGATAGTTGGAAAACTAAAGATTATGAAATGATTAGAATGTTTATATATACAAGATTAGCTCCTAGAGATTATAGTAAAACTGAACAAATTCCCGACACCAGTAAAACGATAGATGATTTAGAAAGTATATGATATAATCTATAAATAGCTATTAAGTATCAAATCTTTAGACTGATGTCTAACTGGTGTATACCTAGAGCTTAAGGCTACACATATAAGTTCCTTGTTGACTGTAAGGCTCCGTATGGTTCTTCTAACTGAGCAGGCAAGGCATTGGACAATTACCTACACTTGAACGGTTGTAGGTTTTTGTTTTATAAAGAAAAAAGAGTCAATCAAATGATGACTCTGTGGATAAGAAACATAATTCGTTCTCCTTTAGAATTGTGAGTGTAATTGTATCTATGGACTATACAATGGCAATTATTTGCCTCTGGACCACATAAAGGGATAAGGTTGGTATAATGGTTATTGCCACCATCTCTACGCCTTAAAATATGATGAATTTGAAGCTGATTAGGATGTAAAACCTGATAACAAAATTGACAAGTATAATTATAGTCTTCTTTACAAGCCCAACGAACAGCAGACTTTACAGAAGCCATAATAAACTAGTATATAGACAAATTTATTATTACATATTATTATAAAAGTGTCCACTTGTACCTTGCTCCTATGAACACTAATGTCTCTGACATTTGTCCTAAGTGTGGTGCTTGTTTCTTTAACAAATTACTTTATTGGGGAGGCACTGGTAAAAGAGGAGATCCTGTTGATTTAGCCTCTCTTGTGTGCAGACCTTATGGAGATAATACTTGTATCAATCCTATGAGGGATGTAGAAGGTGGAGATACTTGGGCAAATAGAGCTAGTTTTCCACTCATCAACTCTGAGGTTTAATCCAATGACCAGCTTACTTCCAAAACCAGTTCGTCAGCTCTATGTTTATAGGGCTAACATTATCTACGAAGGTCAATTAAGGTATGTAAGATTTGAAACCTTTATCCGCAGGATTGACCCTTATGAAGAGTATCATTGTGCTGATTTGGATTGTACTGACACTTATGTAGTCAAAGGATATGCCTTGATGAATTACACTTTATTCAATGTTCGTCCTATTTCTAAATCTGACCCTGAGTACATTCCAGAACTTCCTATGCAACAATAAACCAAAAAGGGAGTGTTTAACTCCCTCTTTTCTTTCTAGTGTTATAAGTTTTTAATTTTATGCAATAAATATAGACTATAATAGCTAATTACACCTACTACAAACATAATTATAGATCCTATTGTAATTGGTATCATTTTAATAAGTGCTTTAAGTTTTATCATAAGTTTAATTATTTAATACCATCCTTTAGCTTGATGAAATTTTTTAGCTTCTACAGGTGTTTTATATCTTGCTTTAATATATTTTATACCACATTCAGTTTGAATTGCTACATCAGCAGTTTTTGGACAATTATAAGATTTTCTTGTTCCATCTAACCATTGAAATAACCCAAATGCAGTACTTTTAGGATTTTGTGCAGTAGGGTTCCAACTACTTTCTTTTTGAATTATCCACTGTAAAGCTTCCCATTGTTCACCTTCTCCCCAACCGTGTTGATTTGCTATACTTCTTACTTGTTCTTTTATATTGCTTTGGTCATTTTTTGCCTCTCTCGCAGGTGTTTTAGGTTTAGGAGTAGATTGTATAGGCTTTGGTACAGATATAGTCTCTAATTTCTCTAATTTGGCAAAGTCTTGTAATTCAGGTTGTCTAGGTTGAGCTATTGCTTCAGAATATTTTAATATCCAAAATAAAAATAGTCCGCAGTATAGTGCTATCAGTAAATTCCACTTAAATCTATTGATAGTCTTTTTAGATAAAGGTCTATTAGATAATCGTCTAATATGTTTAAGTTAATTATAATCTCCATATAGGAGCAACAGTCATAATCAGTGTTATATAAAGTTCTCAGTAGAGGAGACAAGGATTTACACCTTGTAGTTAATAACCTGTATCTGGGTTTTATTATATGATGATACTTTATCATATTTAGCGTCTACCTATTCCGCCACTCCTCCATTGAGAACTCTATATTTTAATGTACTGTACTTATTATATTCTACTTCGTAGACTTCGCAAGCTCTGTCATACTATTTAATATATAAGTTAATATACTTCTCTGTAAGTTCATCTGTCATCTTAGCACATTTGTCTAGTAAATCATCTAATATTCTGGTTTTGAACATATTGTCTTTGAAGTATTGGTCTACTTCTGTGAACACTTTATTTTGTATTTTTTGGATTTGTTCATATATATCCATATGTTTAAGCAAATACCCATAATAACATCCAACAAAACCATACTAAGAAAGGAAACATAATTATTGTACATATAACGTGTATTGGACGATCTTTGTCATCATTGAATGGAGTAAATAACCAGTTTATCATATTTTTAGTGTATTACTTGATATTATTGAGGTTATTTGATGATGTCGGCTCGTTTCTATATATACGGCTCGCTGTATCTCCTAACCTTGTATTATAATACTATCATATACTTTACATTTTGTCAAATAATAAATTGTGAATAACTTAAAAAGAGGGCTTGTATATCCCTCCTTTTAATAGTATATATTAGAATAAGTCTACAATATATTTTACAACAAATGATAGTCCTACAAGTGATAATAAAACTATAACTGCTGTTATTGTAAGCCATATTGCAACTTCTTTAGCTCCCTCTTCTGCATCTTTACTATCTATAACTGGCTCATCATCAAAATAATTCTCATTGCTTCTATGTATAATATAATCTGAATGAAACTTTCTAATCTTATTATGATTTTCATCTTTAATATCTTTTGAAAATCCTTTAATAATTTTACCTAGAGTCCCATATTGAATATCTAACATATCTGATAATTGTCTTCTAGTATATCCTTCTTGTAAAAGATAATCTAATCTAGCCATTGAGTTTAATAAGTTTTCTGATTTTGCTTTATTTTTTGCCATATAAGTGATAATTAATTAATTATTATGTACTTGAGATTGCAGTTATACCTATCGACCTTATGGAGGTAAGTCTGCTGATGTTGTGTGTTCCATATCTATATCTTAAACCAAGCTAATATTTGTGCAATTATATATGCTACTATTAAAATTATTCCTAACCAACTTACAAATCCTAATGAATATAATTTTTTTAAAATTTTATGAATTACATTCCAAATAGTTAATTTAGGTACAGTAAAATCAGTTTCATTAAGATTACAAACTTTTGTATCTAATTTATAAGTTTTAAAATTATATTGATTGATAAAATTTTTAATACGCTTTTCTTCCATTGTAGTAAAATCATCTAAATGTATGTTAATAGTTTCTTGATTTAACCCAATATAAAAAAATTTTCTAGAATATACTGTTAATGCTTCTTCTATATATTTATTTAAATGTTTTTTATTAAATTTAATCCAATCTCTTGTTTTATCATCCCAAATTCGAAATTCATTTATATCATATTCTATAATACTTCCATTTTTCCATCTATCTTTTTTAAATGTAATATCTACAATTGGAGTTGATATTAAATCATATTTATCACTATATGTACTCCAACCTGTAAACAATTTATCTTTTTTATCTAAATTGTAAAGACTATATGTTTTACCAGGTTCTAATATTGCAGCTTCTAATCTATAATTAGATATGCCTAATTCATAAACATATAATAATACATATATTGTTTCATTTCCTACATAATTTTTAGGACTTAATGTATAAATATCATAATTTTTTAATGTTTCACAAATTTGAATATTTTGTATATTTTCCATATTTATATCTTAAACCAAGCTAATACTAATACAATTATAAGTCCTATAATTATTATTGGTAAACAAACTATAAATCCTATGATCCTAATAATTGTATTTATATATTCACCTACTATTGATAATGCTAGTTTCATATTATTTTGTTGATTTAATAATCTGATATATTCTTTGTCTAGTAAGTCTAAATTCTAGTGCTAAAAGATTAATGTTAGCTCCCCTGCTGTATGCTTCTAGGATAATCTTATCTCGGCGATTTACAGTCTCTGGGATGTTTATATGTCTAATCTTTTTTTTAAGTATTATATCTACTTCTTTCATATTAAAAAGGAATTACACTAAGGTCTAGATCATCATCTTCCTTAACAGGTGCAGGGGTTATTGGTTTAGGTGCATTATATACATCTACCACAGCATATTTACCACCTTTCTTGCTACCTAGAATAGAGATGTTGATCCAGCCCATACTATTAACATATTTTTTCATCTTTTCTCTATCTTCTGGAGAAAAACCTATCTTAATTATCTCTCCAAATTGAGTTTCTTTAACTTCTACTTTTCCTATAAATATTTTTTCTGTCATATAATTTAATCTACTATTATTTTTTCTAATCCATCTATTGTATAACTATCTCGGATAGCTTGTTCTGTATCTTTGGACACTTTGTACTTTTTACGAGCTAATTTAATAAGATCATCTGCACTGTAATTTTCTATTTGTTCTAAGACTTTAGCAAATTGCTCTGACTTAACATTGAGCCAAGGCTTGTCATCGCTTGAATTTTGCCCCTGTGAGCTGTTTTGTTTAACTTTAGGTGTATTGACTACTCCATCGGTATCTTCATCTGTCACAAGCCCTAATATTGCAGATAATGTATATCTTCTAAAGTAAGTAATACTAGCTCCAACTGATTGAGAAGCATTCATACCTCTCATCATCTCTTGAGGCAATGTAGCCCTAGAAGTTATAGTTTCACCTTCAGTATTAAATAAAGTACAAATAATATCTGTGCCTTCAAAAGTATGTGTAAATCCTAAATTATTTTCTTTTAAGAAAGGAGTTATAATTGCTACAATGTTATCTAAGCTAGCATAGTTATAATTATGTCCAGTGCTATCTTTGTTTATAGTTCCAACTGATTGCTGGAACTTTGCTAATTGTGAATATATTTTCATACTATTTAATTAAATTTATATTGTCAAAGTGTTTAAAAGCATCTGTTTCTGTAATAATCATCATATCAATTAAATCTTGCCAAGTTAAAGTTCTAATTATTGTACTTAATTGAGGATATATTCTATTAGGATGTATAGTTATATCTTTATTATCGTAAAGATAGCTATAAAATTGATTTACAAGCCAAGGAAATGGAATTGCTTTGTCTTGTAACTTTTCAGAGAATTTAGAAGCTACTGCTTCATATTGAGCATCATCCTCATATTGTTCGTGATAATCCTCATCTCTTTCTGGAATATTTACAATATTACTTTCCCATTGATCTAAGTCACTATTATAAGTTGGTTCTCCAAAAGTTCTCATATGTTTAGTGATTAACTGATACTTGATACTGATTAGGATTGGCTCGATGAGTTATATAGTTGTCATTCGGCGTCTCAATCTGTATAAATATATA